GTCTGCAACAAAACCAGTTTCGGAGTCGTAAACCATCTTGTTCTTGAAACGAGTCATAACGTCTTTAAGATATGCTTCGCCCTTTGCCTTCTGCATATCGCCCACATCAACATAGAACACGCGGCGACTTGGTGCACGAATAACACGATAGACGACCATAGCATCTTCCATCATCTTCATGTTATTGTATGGAACAATAGCCTTGGACAGATGCGACACAATATAGCCGCGCTGATAATGTGTGAGTCCTGAATCTGTGTAAGCAATGGCTTGTTCGGGAAAAGCAATAAGCTGAGATGGTTTTGTTCTGTATCCAGCTTCCCAAAGTGCATTATTCTCATCTATAGACGGAATCGGATTATAGAAATAAACAATCTCTTCTCGAGACAAGTCAACAAGACCATTATCATCGGCATCAGTGCTTTTAATACGTCGCATCTGAAGGGCATCGACAATCTGAAGCTTTGCGATGCGTTTTTTATCTTTGCTTACGACCTTATGAATGAACAATCTGCCATCAACATAGAATTTGCGGAAAATGATTGCTCCTCGGTTATCGAAGTCAAACAGCTTATGATAGACATCGTGCCACACTTCGCCGATTGACTCCTGAACAGACTTTGACAATTCTGTTTCGGGATTGAAGCTCAGTTTGATTGATTCTTCGTTCTGCGAAATATTGAACGACTCGTTTACAATCTCTTGTATTGCTTCGTCAACCTCGGCAGTCATTGCCAGTCTTCGATATTCTTTGATGCTTTCCTGTTCTGATTGAGGAAGCTCGGCAACACCAATGCCAGCAGACGAGAACATAGCAGGCGACATGTCGCCTTTTGCAACATCAAACGTGCCGTCATTCTCGCCCTGAACAGTAATAGTGTCTGGCTTATATTCAGGCTCGTGCGGCTGAGTGTGAAATAGTTTTTGAAAGAAATTCATTGAGTTGACTCTCAAATAGTATATTGTATCAACAATATTTAAAAGTCAAAAAGAAACGCCCTAACCAAGAAGGATTGGGCGTTATTACGGAGTAAGAAAGGAAGATTATGAGATGTAAGAGCAGGTTTATCTCATACTCTTATTTAGTGTCTCCGATTAGTTCAGCAATTCCTCGTACTCGGCAAGCAGTTCATCAACATTGCCAGAGTTTTCGGTTTTCTGAGGCTCGGGTTTTGCACCAGTGTCAAACGGAATATCGTCATCCTCTGCCACTTCTTGAGCAACAGGCTGAGGAAGAGCCTTAACAGGTTCAGGAATCTCGTGGTCTTCAACCTTGGCAGTCACACCCTCAACATTATTGAACCGTGCTTCGAGTTCTGCATATGTTTTGAACTCTTTTGGAGTAACCAGGTCTTGCAGCTTGTGCTGAGCATTGTACACTTTTTCAAGCTCGGCATCGTCGTCAAGCAATGCACTCGGAGCATCGAATGTGGATTTGTCGTAGCTGCGTTGACCATTTACAGTATGAGCGCGAAGACGGAAGTTTGCGCCGTTCCACAAATCGAAAACATCACAAGCTTCTTCGTCTGCAAACTCGGGATTGATTTTGTCTGAAATCTTGTCGAAGATTTTCGGACCGAATTTATAGATAAACACCTTGCCGTTATTGGCTGGTTCTGCTGGGTCATCAACAATATATACGTTTGCATAGTATCGTTTCTGACGTTTGCGTTTACGAGCAATTGCCTGTTCGCTTTCAATACCGGAGTTCCATTTGTCCGAATTGTTCGTACATAATGGACATGGTTGACCGATTGTGCTAGGACAGTTTTCAATGAACCATTTCTTGGTCAACGGATTCTGATAAGCGTGGTCGTATCGCAGCACATACGGAATCTCTTCTCCATCAGACGGAGGCAAGAATCGAATAATTGCACTACCAACACCATCTTTGACAGTCAGCGACCAAAATCGGTCATCCTTATAAGAACGAGCACCTTGTTTATCGGCAGCCATGCGCTCTTTGATTTTAGCAAAAGAACCACTCTGTTTTTTAAGATTAGCAAATGACATAATTTCCTATCCTTCCTAGGGATTTAATGGATTGTCTAAATCGGTCATAAGACCAGCTTCGTAGATAACAGATAAACAATCATGGATATTGAGATTTAGAAGTTTCCCGTATTGAGCAATAATAATTCGATTATGCTCCCACAGCGGGGATAAACTTTCCTGATTAGTGAATCTGTATATCTTGTCAAGGACTGCAATCGTCTCCAGACATATATCACATCTCAGTAATAACGGAGAAGTGTTTACCAACATCATCTCTTGCAATGTTGTTTTGTTAGCATAACAATAGTCAGAGATGGTGTCAATATCTTTTGAAAAATTATACCCGAATGCTCGAAGGTTTGATAATCGTGCAATATGAAAATCATACACGTCATCTGGCATATGATGTGCTTCGGTAACATGAGCAGTTGGATTCTTAATGAGTGCCGAGATAAGCCTGTCTTGTCTTTCTCTCAAAGACGGAACGAAGTCAACAAATGCAGCGAATGCCTGAACATCGTTTCGTTTCATGAATGCTTCTTCGGTCCAGTTAGGCATTCTATAGCCTGGATGCCAGTCAAGCTTATTCTGAAAATGCAGTTTGATTCCCAGATAATCAATCCAGGTGAAGTAGCATTGTCTAGTGAAAGAAGCCATCAATTAACTCGTTGCTTTGAGTCTCGGAAGCAAATGACGGTCGAACCAGTTTTTCGTCAAGTGCAGATTGCTTCAGTCTTTCGATAATTAGCGGGTCAAGGGTTTTGACAAACTCTGATGGCTCGAGGTCATCCTCTCTCACAATTTCCATTACGGCATCCCAGAACGATAATCCGCCCTGAAGATGCTCTTCGATTCTTTCTAGTAATATCATTATTAAAACTCAATGTTTCTGCGGTCGCGCATGAAGATATGAGCACCGCAGCTGGTTACAACAGGTCCGAATCTTCGACCTTGTGTGAAGAAAATTGATTTGCCTGCGTGGGAAGTCTGATGCCGCATCTGTTGTCTTGCAATGTGCATGGCTTCAATCCACAATCCGTGTTCTTTAATTGAAGGATTATGTGGAGTCCAAGCAAACTGTCCACGCTGATAAACCACTCGGCATATTGTATTAGGGAAAGACGGATGACGAGTTCTGTTAAGCACTACTTCGGCTACCATCTCGCGACAACGAACAGGTTCTGCTCGTGCTTCGTGATATATTGTGTCTGCCAGGCATTTAAGTTCGGGGTCAACATTCTTATGCAATGGATGAGCATTGATACCCGCCGATAATACCAGCAAAGCAATAAAAGTCATAATACGATACATTTGCGTTTTCCTTCTCGATATTGTTTCAGTATTGATAGAGCCAACGGAACATAGTCGGCAACCTTGAATGTTATGCACTGAGGCGGAGTTGGCAAATCAAACGCATCATCGTCATCTGGTGCATTTAGCAAAACACCTTGTCTGATTGAAACTCCAAGCATATCATAGAACATGATAGAATACAATGCAATCTGCACTCCGTAGCTCTTCATCCACTCTAGTTTCTTCGGCTTCCTCGAAGTCTTATAGTCGATTGTTGACAGCACTCCGTCGTACAAGCCAATGGTATCGGTCTTGCCAGTAATGCCGAGTTTGTCTGAAAACAAACAAGTTTCAACGAACCACGGATTTACCTTAGAAAGTAAAGGTTTAATCTTATTATAATGCGAGTCGCCAGGCTTTGTCAAGTCTAGGTCAATACTTTCATTATTGAAATACGACTCAATAAGCTCGTGCATTCTTCTGCCACGAGTCGTAGCGGCTTCGGTAATGGCGTCTGCCTTCTTCTCGCCAATAGACTTTCGCCATTCCTGAAGCCCGCTATCGTCTCGCATTTCTGACAGCAATCGTGTTGCCGAAATATATCCCGATATGGTCCCATACTTGCCTTTGCGATGTTCGTTCTCAGCTTGTATTTCTGCCATTCGGGATATTATGTATTGCTGGTCTAAACCTGCCATAATCGGTCTTCGAGTTTTAGTGTAGGTTCACTACTTAGTTTACCAATGCGGTCGTAGTATTTGCATTCCCATCTTGAACCAAGCGAGTCACCTCGATGATGGTCGAATACTTCTTGAAATTTCGGTTTATCAGAGGAAACACATACCGAAAGATACTCGTCGATCCATACCCAACTAGTGTTATTGGGAACAGTGATATGAATCTGCCTGCCATCCAACCAGATATGAACCATCTTTCGCAGATACGATTTGTGATAGATTACTTCGGGCGGATTTACTTGCATTCCCATTTGAGTTTCCTTTTGTCGAGTTCGTACTCTGTTTTAATCTTGCCAATTGGATAACATTTCGGAGAAAACAACGTCTGAGCTTCTGGGTCCCACTCTGGTTCTTCTAGCGACCAATACACTACATTATGCGAGTTTGCAAACAACCATTTTGCAGCATTCGGCACATCGATATGGAGAACCATTGATCTGCCTTCTACTGTTTTGACGAAAACGAAGTTCGATTTGCGAGTATAGGATTCGTTGTATTCGAAGCTAATATCTGCCGGATTGTTCATAGCTGAATTACCATTCCGTCATAGTCGTTAATGGCTGGATAAAGTGGAGCATCGCCGATGAGATGACCAACAGGAACAAACATGCCGTATTTTGAAGATGCAAGAAGCACATTGAGTTCAATATAGATGCACTCTGCCCAGATAGGAACTTCGAGCTCGTATTTCTCGCCATCAATCTCAATGAATGCGAGTTTGGTCAATGGACTATTAACTAATGTCATGATACATTACTCGCCAGCAGCAATCATACAAATCGAAAATTTCAACCTCGCGGGAAACCGTGCCGATGATATAGACATGAGCGGGATTGCGTGGTTGTTCCCACATCTCAACAACGTGACCTGAGGGTTCACGGAAGGTCGTTGTGTATGTTGGGGCCATGTCAGAACAAATCAGTCTTCGACCAGCATCCATCCAAACATATTTTGTAATGACAGGGATTTCGATATCTACCGTGTCATTCGGACCAATCGGAATTGACGCTGTGTAGCGTTCGTATTCTGGGTAAAGCTTAACCAAATTTTCTGTTTGCATTTGCTGCACCTCTCACACTCATAATAGGATTTAGAACACAATCTCGAAACTCCGATGAAATCTTGCTGTTGGCATTGATTCGACCCGATACAATACCAAACGCCGCTGTCTTCGGAGCTTCAAGCTGAACTATCTGGTTACAAGAAGAACACTTGAAAGGTTCGTATTTGTTTTCTTTAATAACCATATTATAACCGCCACATTCAGGGCATTTAACCTGACTCCACGTTGTCATACTTGTGCCCTTTCTAGGATTTTCATTAGTTTGTTGTCCGTACAATATTTGAAGAACATACCCTGAACTGGTTCTGCCTTGTCAAACTCTTCGTATATTGCATCCTTAATATAAGACGGAATCATCTTCAGGTCAATTAGTTCTCGATTGAGTTTGAATCTTTCTAATTCGTTTGCATCTCTTAGAACACTCGAAATACCAGCAAACCCAGCAGCCTTAACTTGTTCTTTGAGTTTCTTGGTGAATGGTCGTTGACGAATGCCATCGACAAATGATTTCTCGTCTGACCAGATATTAGGAATACCGTCACCTTTATCGCCACCACAGATATGCTCAATTAACGATTTATCGGTATTTTCTGGAGTTAGGAATTTCTTGTGCCATGGGCTCCACTGAACGACCTTGTGTGTCGTACTCCATTCCTGAATCTGAAGGAAGTCCTTATCAGCTCCAACAATACAAATAGTCTCATGGGCAGAATACTTTTCAACAAGTGCAGCAATAATATCGTCGGCTTCGGCGTGTTCGACCTCGATACAACGATAGGGCAGGAACTCTTTGAACTCTGCCTTCATCTGATTGAAGTCTTTATAGAAAGCATCGAAGTTGAATTTCGATTCTTCTTTTGCCTTGGCTCGAGATGCTTTGTAATACGGGAATATTTGTTTTCGCCAGTATCCTCTGCCATCGAATGCCAAGACAACACCAAGCGAACCTAGATATTGTTGCTTCTTGACCTTGTCCGAAATAATAGCATTCAGTGCAAGGTGTCGAAGCAGTGGCAGGTCAACCTGAATACCAGTGGTGTTGTAATACTCCATGGCAGCACCAACTACAATATTACTAAAGTCGTATATAATCATTTTCGTAATGCCTTTCTGGCTTCTTTCATATGAATCTTTGCAGTCTCATCACAATACTTGTTACTTAAACTTCGATTATCTTTTCTTCCCGTATGACCCTTCACATGCTTCAGATATACCTTCAGCCGATAGTTCTTCACTAATAGCGTATAGGTTTGAAGGGCGAGCTGTTCTCGTTTTGTTGCAAAGTCTCGACTTCTGTTCAGTAATTGAATTGCAGCCTGACAATCAGTATTAATGACTAGCGAATCGCCTGCGAATAAATGCTTGGTCTTAATAGCATGATGAATGCCGTTTACAATGGCACAGACCTCGGCTTCGTTTGAGCTTTTCATCCTGTCTTTGAATTGACCACCGTGCTTGAGCTTTCCTCTATCACATGCAATCCATATTCCGTATCCTGCTGCACCAGTATCAACACAAAACGAAGCATCGGAAACAATAGTCACTAACATTTCAGCACCCTCGCCAATTCCAATCTTGCTTTCATGCCTTTGAATGTTCTCTTATCAAGATACTCATTCAGATATTCTATACTCCAACCAGCTTCGATAGCATCGTTCATATCCTTGAACTCGAATTCCTTATCGTATATTACGACATGATATCCTTGTTCGATTTTCTGGTCGAGAAGTTTTCGAACTTGTTTATTGTATTCATAGTCTTTGTCGAAGATGAATCGAAGCTGACATCCTTCGTCTTCTAAAATGCCGACGTTTGTGTTATCTCCTGCGCCTGCATTTGCAACAGCATTGTGAACGAAGCAGGAATCGAATGGTCCTTCAAGAACAGAAACCATTTTCGATTTGTCGATATTGTTGTAGCCAAACAATTTCGGACCGCCATCAACTTCGATGGTCATGTATCTCATCTTGTCATTTGGGTCAATAACGCGAAGCTGGACAAAGCTAATTGAATCTCCGATGTAAAACGGAATGCCAACGCACGGAGTATCAGGAAATCTCTTGTCTTTGTATTTGTCGAACATCCGAGTAAACTCAACCATACTCGGAACATCGATGAACCTGCCAATAATAGATTCAGGAATTTTTCGACCAAGGAGATATTGACCAGCTGCATTATCAACACTAGCAGCCTTATAATTCAGCAATATATTACTGAATTTCTCTTCAAGACTGGCTTTTGAATGTGTCTTGATTGTTTTCTCTTTGCGTTTATGTGGTCGCATTCCTTCAAGCTTCATCTCGGAGTACAAGGTATAATTGTAATCATGAAGCATCGAGGAAAGAGAAGTTGACACGCCGCAGTTATGACACTTGAACACAATATGGTCTTCGTGCCAGAAGAAATAGCCGCGTGTCTTGGTTGCCTTCCGTTGCGAGTCCCCGCAATACGGACAACGACATCGCCACAATCCTTGCCTTGCTTGTTTGAATTGATCAAGCTGCGAGGAAAACAGCATGAGATATTTTTGTTGAGTAATAGTATCCATACTTCGCATTATAGTATGAAAATAAATCCCGCGCAAGAAGGCGGGATTGAATTTTGCTATTGTGCTTGATTACACTGTGCCATTGCCAAGACCAATCTTGAGTTCGTCGAAGCCACCAATATGCTTGTCGTTAACGAGAACCTGCGGCAGCGAACGCACATTACCGGCATGGGCGAACATCAATGCTCGATTATCATCGTTTTCCGAAATGTCAATATAAATGTAGGGTCGATTGTTAGCTACACAAATAGCCTTGGCAGCTTCGCATTTTGAACAACCAGGCTGTCCGAAAATAGTGATAGTTTTCATTTTGGTGTCGATTTTGTTTTGTGCCATCTCAATAAATCCTTTCAGGTAGTTTTCTATAACGCGATACTAAGTATAGTTATTGTTATTTTATTATGTCAATGCTTGATTATTTTCTTAACGGAAACTAACAAAGCAAAGACTTGCTTTATTGCAGGGCGACAAATTAAAATAGCGATGTAATAAATGTGAACATAGTCGATGTCGAAGACTTTCAGAAAGAACAGACGATACCCAATGGTATGTCACTGCTATGCAAAGGTCGGCAGTTTCTGAATGTCGTTTTGTAGATGAGATTATGGTTGTTCTTTGTAATATTGTTCAAAACCGATGGAAATTAATCCTGCGCTAGGGATAGACTAGCTTGTTTATCGGAAAGCTAGAAAGTCGAGTTGGAGTTGTGTATTCATCATGTTCCAATTTTCGATAGCCAAACACCTATAACCGCAGGCGGCTCACAATTAAAGTGCCTTGAGTCAGATAACGCAGATGAAGGTGGGACTGGAAACAGAGTGGTGCTTGTAATGGCGCCCGTGCCTTTATTGAAGAATGCGAAGCTCTCCGACGGGAGCCCGAACAGACTACTAAACTGGAATCTTCGCAATGGCTAACAGACTTAGAACATATTGCATTGAATCAACAAACCCCAAACTTCTCTCGATTCTCTGGTAGGAAATGACCAGGTCGTTTGAAGCAGAGTAGGAATCCCTTAGACCTACAGGGCTGACAGTGGTATCCGGAAACGGTGCCGAGGTCGGGACGGGTGGGAACAGATGCTTCGAGACAAACGAGCCAAATGGCGGTTTGTACAACATGAGGCATTTGGCATTCTTGTTAAGTCCATCATCCCGCGGTGACCAAACGGTCATTTCAAAAGCCTGCGAAATGTGTTATCGCTCGTGGGACCCATTAGCTGAACGTTAGACCGACTTAAGGTGGCAGTAGTCAGAAATGGGGGCTAGTCGGTGTGAGACTATCGTGTGTATCAAGTGCATGAATCCATCTGCCCTCTTAACTGAGGATGATGAGCCGTTTGCGAACAGACGTGAGACGGAGAAAGCACGGTAGAAGTTACGACTAGAGTCAAGTCCAAAGCTTGATGTTGTATCCTTAAAACCTGAAAAGCTAACGGCGTAAACTGCCTATGCCTCGTCGATAACCTAGGGAGCACAATCGTTGGAGCCAACACGCGTTTCCTGGCTCTCCCATTATTCACCATATGGTATTGTGTACTCTAGCAGCTGGGACTTCAATCTCATTTTTAACTTGTCCCAGCTGCTAGGGTTCGTATGACTGGACGATACAGCACATTGAACAGTTGTCTTCGTTTTCCTCTTTTCATCTCTTCATCGTTCTCTCGCCCTTCGGCGTTCATTCTTTGAAAATCATTTTTAAGAAATCATAGTTGACAATAAAACAAAGAAGTAATCAT